GCAAACATCCGAGCATTTCCTGTAGAGGTGGCAGACGTTGCTAGAAGCCGTGTAGTTACAAATTTTTTAAAATGGATGGTAAAAAGTGGTTACATCCCCCGCTTTAAGCAAGAGATGGAACTAGGAGCCAACTATATGTTGGAACGTGGTATATTAATTACCTACGTTGGTTGGCACATGGAGGACAGATCTTTCCTTCAACGTCTTAGCCTAGAACAAATAGCATCTATTGATCCCGCCTTGGCAGAATTAATTTCTGAGGGTGAAGCAGATGATGATGTTTTGGCAATGCTTCAAAATAGTTTTCAAGGGGTTACCGAGAAAAGAGCCAAGAAAGCCCTTAAAGATTTAAAAGAAAATGGAAGTGCTGAGTTACCAATAGTGCGTCGCCAGGTAAACGCTCCAGAGGTAAAGACACTAGCCCCGGATGGAGACTTTATCTTTCCTCCGTATGTTACCGATCCGCAGCGGGCTCCATATTGTTTTTGGAAAACCTATTACACACCACAGGAGTTGCAGAACAAAGTGATTACTGATGGTTGGGATGAAAATTTTGTAGAGCACGTCATTGATCGTTACCGTGGAGTGAACATAGACTCTATCGAGCGTGAGCAAGAAGGACGCAGATCTCTTAGTCTTACCGATAATGCCTATGAGGCTGAGGAGCTTATTGAAATTGTTTACGGTTACCAAAGATTGATAGACAAAGAAGATGGTTCTGAAGGCATATATTGCACAGTGTTCCATCGTGAGTTTAGCGGAATGCCGGGCATACCGGGTTATGCAAAGTTTGAACTGCTAAACGGATATGAGGACTACCCGGTAATAGTTACCAAGCTGTCCGAGGATAGCAAAAGGTTGTATGACACGATGACCATCCCTGACTTGCTTCGTGGCATACAGAACCAAGTGAAGGTTGAGCGTGATAGCCGAATTGACAGGAACAGTCTTTCTACCGTTCCGCCAATAATGCACCCGGTCGGGCAAGCTCCTACAGATTGGGGTCCCGGTAGAATGATACCATATCGCCGCAAAGGAGACTTTGAGTTTGGTCCTACTCCGGTGTACAACCAAGGATCGGTTGAGATGGAGAAAACCCAAGAAGCTCAGGCCGATAGGCTTGTTGGTTTGGATCGTGAAGGTCCAGTTAGCCAGATAAGACAGCAGTTCTTGGTAGACAAATTTTTAACACATTGCTCTAACGTCATAGGGATGTGCTACAAATGCTTTCAGCGTTTTGGCCCAGACAGTGTTTTCTTTCAGGTTACTGGTGTTCCAGATCCTCAGATGTTTAGCAAAGGAAACCCAGACGAAAGCTTTGATATAACAATTTCCTATGATGTTCAGAACACTGACCCAGAAAAACAGGAGAACAAACTAAACTCCATGATTTCTTTGCTTCAGTTGGACAGGAATGGAAGAATAAACGTAGATAATTTAGTAACACTAATTGCTGGAAGCGTAGATCCGGTTTTGGCTGATAGTGTTCTTCAACCAGTAGAAGCTGCACAGCAGCAAATTCTCAAAGATATTACAGATGACTTATCAAAAATTTATGCGGGAATCGAGGTTCCTGCGCGTGCAAACGGTGCTCAAGCGGCTATGGGTATCATTCAGCAATATTTGCAGCAACCGGATATTGCCCAACGTATGCAAGGCGATCCTGCTTTCTCGCAGCGTTTGCAAAAGTATATGGGCCAATATCAGTTCTCTATGCAGCAAGCTGAGAACGCACAAATAGGTAAGATTGGTACAGCACCTGCCCAGATGGGTGGAATGCAAACCCAAAACATGGCTCAGTGAGTTTAGAGAAAGACATACAATCGCTACACAACCACGAGTCTTTTGCTCGTTTCATAAATGTAATATCAGCTTTGCGTGAGGAGTGCATAGGAGATATGCACGAGGCTCCAACAGAGCAGCTTCAGCAAATATCTGGAAGGATAATTACCTATGATCAGATATTACAAATGGTTGACGTGAAAAAACTACAAAAAAGACACAAAGATTTTATTTAATACATGATAATATGTTTCCGCGCAATCGCTAGGCGTAAATAGTGGAAACAGTTATGGAAGATGAGATCAACACAGCCGTCGCTGAGGCTGAACCAGAATCAGTGGACAACCAAAATATATCTGCGTCTGACTTTGTTCAGAGACGTAGCGAGGCTTTACTAGGACAACAGTCCGAAGGAGAGTCTCAAGAATTGGCCGAGGAAGCTAGTGAGGAAGAAATTCCAGAGCAAGCAACTGAGGATAATGTTCTTTCACAGTTTGATTTAGACAGTTTGTCGGATGAGGAAAAAGACGCTTTGCGTCAGCAACTCATTCCCGGCGCGCAGTCACGTATTAGTGAACTTACGGCAAGGCGGAAAGCTGCTGAGGAAGAGTTGCAAACTATGCAACTGACAATCAAGCAGCCAGAAGTTAAAGACAACCCACTATCTAATTTATCAAATCTTGAAGACCTCCAAAAGAAGTCTGATGAGGTGAGTGATGTTATTAGTTGGGCTGAAGATTTGTTGTTTGAGTCCGATGAATATTCTGCTGACGATGAAATAACTACTGTAGAAGGTCGCCCGATGACTAAGGCCGAAGTGCGTAAAGCTCTTCAAAGTGCCAGAAAATCGCGTGACTCATATATTCCAGACCAATTGAAAAAACTTCAGGGTTTGGAAAACGCAAAAACAATGCGTCAGCAGCTCGGTAGTAAAGCCGTAGAGGAACTTGAATGGCTAAGGGACGAGAATGAAAATGAGTTAAAGAATCAGTTCATATCAATTATGAGTGATCCTAGACTAAAAGATTTGGAGAGTTCTTCTCCAGATTTATATTCTCAAATTCCCTACTTCATGTCTCACGCTGTAAATAGCATATACGGGAGAAAACCAATAAAGGGAAAAGGCACACCGGTTTCAAAAAAATCGTTAAAGCTTACTCCTTCTAGTGGTTCAACTCCAGCTTCTGCAATGTCTGAAAAAACTGAAAGACCTTTAGGCAAGGCTTTAAAAGAACATAAAACCCGATTTAAATCATCTGGACGAAAAGACGATTTCATCACGTTAAGAACCTTACAATTACAAAGTAAATAATCATGGCATTCTCAGATACATTTGATACCACAAATCCTGGATCGGCTGTTTCCAATCGTGAGGACTTGATGGACGTACTTACCATCTTGGCTCCCGAAGAAACTCCCGTTCTTTCATCCGCATCTAAATCACGAGCAAACGCTACGTTTGTTGAGTGGACTGTAGACAGTCTTTCATCTCCCAGTACCACTGGGATAGCTGAAGGAGCTGACGTTACTACGTTCACCGACCAATTCAGTGGCCGCGCTCGTCTAGGCAACTACGTTCAGAAGTTCCGCCGCGACTACATGGTTTCCGACTTACAGGAAGCTGTTGACTCCGTTGGTCCTGCTAAAGTAGCACAAGCCGAAGCAAAGGCAATCCGCGAACTAAAGCGTGACATTGAAGCCACTCTCTGCTCTACCAACGACCGCGCTGCGGAAGATGGAGCTGGAACGGTTTACAAGTTGCGTGGACTTGGTGACTGGATTGATTCCGCAGGACCGTCTGACGTTCCTGCTGCGTTCCGCACTCCTGCTGACAGCATCCACTCAACTGGTGCTTTCACGGAAACAGTATTCAACAACCTCATCACCTCGATCTTCCGTGTTACCGGAATGAGCAATGGTTTGACGTTGGTTGCTGACACTGCTCTGCGTCGTGAGATCAGCGACTTTGCTCGCCTTGATCCAGATGGTTCCGGTGCTGGAACTTCTATCCGTAACGTAAACTACAATGGTGACGTTGCTCAGATTAAGCTCTCTGTTGAGCTTTATGAGTCTGACCACGGCACGGTTGCTATCGTTAACGGAAACCCTGACTGTATGCCCGACACGACTAACAAGGACACTGGTTATCTGGTTCACCCAGAATACTACGGTGTTTCCGAGTTGATCCCAATGGGCAGTGCCCGTCTCCCCAATCAAGGTGGTGGCGAACGTGGATTTGTTGACTGTGCTTTGACACTGACAGTATTCCACCCCGGTGCACACGGTAAAATCACAGCTCTTAGCTAAACCATAGGAGGTACATTAAAATGGCTATTGAACTAAAGAAAGTACAAAACGTTGAAACCCTAGCATTGGGATTCAATTATGAAGCTTCTATTGACCTGTCTACTCTCGGCACGACCGCTGGTTCAGCGACTGCTGTAGACATTCAAGTTGGTGGAGCTGCTATGGCTGGAGGTGTCTTCGGAGCCGCAATCATTGTTGACGAGCTTGTCGTTGGAACCAGCATCACGGATGCCACTATCGCTATTGGCGATGATGGTGACGCTGATGGTTTCGTCGATGAAGTTGACGTGTTCAGTGACAGTGGAAACCTCGGCAAGATTTTTGCCAACACAGGAGCACTTTCTGTTGTAGGTTTTCATCTTGTTAGTGCTGTTGATCTCACCTACAACTTCACAGGTGAAGGACCAGACGTTGCTACTGAAGGAAAGATTCGTCTTTTGATGAAATACTATCCTACAGCAGGAGAGTTATTCGCATCATAATTCTTTAAAATAAAACTATCTAGGGGAGGTCAGGCCAGTTCTGGCCTCCCTTTTTTTTAACCTTTTACATTTTTTAATTATGTCAAATATGCCCACAGTTACATTGGAACCTTATCTTGTTACTAACGATCCTACAACTGGTAAGCAGCTAAGTGGAAACAGATCTGTTGTAAAAAAACAGATTAGAGCTAATCGCAAAGCTGCTCGCAAAACAGCTAGAAAAGCTAGAAAAGATGGTCTTGTAGATCGCACCGAAGGAACAGTAAACAGAAAGCCTTTAGAGCTTCCTCCTTTGACTGTTAACTTCAAAAAACGCAGAAAACCCGGGCCAACTACAAAAAGACTAGGTAGACCATGAATATTATTAAATGCCAAGGAGTGAGCTGCAATGTTAAGTCATCGTGCAGTAGATATTACCCCCTAGGGGTATCTGTTGACGAAGAACAATCGTTTACTATTGTAGCCAAAAACCTTCATAGATTTTTTAAAAGTTGTTTGTTCCTAAAAAAGAAATGAATATTATTACATCAGTACCGAAGTATGATGACGGTGAGGTTAATCGAGCGTTCATGCGTGAGATTGAAACTGGCTTCAAGATGGAGCGAGCCAAAGAACAAGATCGCATCAATGCTACTGCTAAAGAAGCAAAAACAAATGTGGGTAAAACTCACCCGGTGTTAGGAAAATGCGTTGCTAACATTCCTGCAAGAGACTACTTCAGACTAGTCAAGAAGTACGGAGTAGATCACGTACACAGCAAAGAGTTTTTAAAATATTATAACAAGAAGTTTCCAGAACTTAGCCCTAATAAAGCGTAATGCAAAATAGAGCCAACAAAGATTTATTTGATTTAATTTCCGCACTTGCTGGTAATTCAGACTTTACTACGCAGGAAATATCTCAGTTGTTGGCTTTAGCCAATAGAAGGCTTTCTCAAGCCTATAACACCACTCCATATTGGGTTAGGTATTTAACTGTTGGTGAAGAAAGAACTATATCAAACTCAGTAGTTCCTTTTACTCAAACAAGCAAAACTGACATAGGAGAGTTTCTTAGAATAAATCGAGAGCAACCTTTATTGAGAAACTCAACTATTGATTTTGAGTTCTTTGTAGAAAGCGACGGGGCTCATGTCATTAACCTTACAGCTTCTGATGCTACAAGCGTTTTTGTCACTTACAGAAAACCGCTCACTCTGCTAACAACATTAGACAATAATGGAACGGGTGGAGAAACTGAGGTTCCCGGTGAATACTTTTTGTTTATGACCCATGCAACCTACGCTGATTTCTTGCGTATGGACGGTCAGCATTCAAAGGCAGGTTTTGAAGAAGAAATTGCCAATAACTTTTTAGCTGAGGCTTTAGACAATCCCCAGCAAGTTTATAACAATAACACAGTAGGACAGCGTTTTAAAACGTATGTCAGCCAACAATCGAGATAATGAATAGTCTAGTAACAAACCTATATCCACGCCCAAACGGAACGGTATCTGGAGAAAACCTATCCTGTGCAACATCAGGATCTGGTGTCTCATTTGCTGCATTTGATAGCAACACCAAATATGTAATGATCGACGTTCAAGATAACAATGTTATCGTGACGTTTGACGGTAGCACTCCTACCGCTTCTAATGGTCATCTTCTTCTGAAGGAGAAGGGACTTATTACGCTTAGTGCTAGAGCCGCAAAGGCTGCTAAGTTTTTGGGTGTATCGGGTGCTTCAGTAATTCACGTTTCACAATTTGTGTAATGAACCCCGAGCTGAACAAGCTTGGACTAGGAGCGACAGGATCAATACTGGCTGTTTCTTTTCAAGGAATTAGCGAGGTAATGTCTATTGTCGCTTCGGTGTGTACCATTGCGTACATGGGACTTTGGGTATATAAAACAATAGTAGAATTAAGAAAGCGATGAGTGGTGAATTAGTGGCAATGCTTGGAGGTGGAGTCACGGGATTTGTAATGAAACTAATCTCGGCTCAAATGAACATCCAAGCCAATGCCATTAAGTCCATGATTCAGAAACAGGAAGTTTCGGATGCTTCAGCAGACAGAGCAGCAGAACGATCAGGAGAAGGAGGAGCATGGGTTAGAAAGCTTATCGCTATGTGCATCTTGTTTTCAGTGGTATTTGCTCCCTTCGTCATGGCATTCTTTGACATACCAGTAACCATTGAAGCACAGAAGTTAGGTATATTTAAATTTTTAGGAATCGGAGCAGACAAATGGAAACACCTAGAGGGCTTTGTGTTATTGCCTGAAGTGAGGCAGGGGATGCTTGCTTTACTAGGATTTTATTTTGGAAGCTCACAAGTTAAATAGAATACAAAACTATGAAATACTCAACACGTAAAAAATGCCCAATGGGAAAATCTATGAAAAAGAGAGGAAAAAAATAATGGCAACATACGGAAGGAAACCTAAAAAAGGCGGTAAAAGAACATCTACTAGAAAGAGCTACTGATGCCAAAAAGTAAGAAAAAATCTTGTGGCTGCACAAGCTGCATGGGAAGGAGAAGAGTACGATAATGGGAAAAGGAATGAAACACTATCGAAAGGATGGAGCGGAACACAAGGGCAGTTTTCACAAGATGTCCAATGGGCAACTTCATTCTGGCAAGACACATACCAAATCTTCTAAGCAATTGTTTCATTACGGAGATCTTTCTAAAAAATCACAAGTTAAAGCTAGAAAATCTTGGAAAGCCTAATGCCTAAAGACGCTTGTTACAGAAAGGTTAAGGCTAGGTACAAGGTGTTTCCGTCTGCATATGCAAGTGGGGCGATAGCTAAGTGCCGTAAGGTTGGTGCTGCTAACTGGGGTAAGCGCAAAAAAACCAAATAATGTCTGTACGGAAGACAAAGAAAGGTGCTGCTCTTAAACGTTGGTTCAAGGAAAAATGGGTAGATGTACGCACTGGTAAGCCTTGTGGTCGCCGTAAGGGAGAAAGTAGGGGTACGCCCTACTGTAGACCTTCTAAGCGTGTGAGCAGCCGTACACCAGTAACATCTGGTGAAATGACAACATCCCAGAAAAGATCAAGAATAGCTCAGAAAAAAAAGCTAGGGCAACCAGCAGGTAAACCAAGAAGAGTAAAGGCAGTAAAACGTGGCAAAAAGTCCTAAACAGTCAATGCGATGTGGTGAAGTGCGTAAAAGCACACGCTCAGGCAAGAAGATTATGAAGCTGTACTGTAGTGGCAGTAAACGTAAGCTAGTTCATGCAGGAGCTTCGGGATATGGTCATAACTATTCAGGTGCTGCCAGGAAGTCTTTTAGGGCTAGACATAAGTGCGATACTGCAAAACCTGGAACTGCCAAACACTTAGCTTGTACTGAGCTGTGGTCAGGCAAAGGAGGAAGAAAAAAAAGCAGTCCTAAATCTAGAAAGGGTAAATACTAAATGGCAAGATACGATGTATACGGAGCACAGGATGATCGACTTGTAGAAGATTTAGATCAAGGATTTATTGGGTTTAATAATAAATTTAGACCAGATCAATTAACTTCTGGAATTCTTGCTGAGTCTAATAATGGACGCATGGATTTAAACGGAGAGTGGCAACCACGAAAAGGTATGGAAATATTTTCTGCTCCATTTTCTGCTGCTGTTCTTGCTCTTCCATTTAAGCTGTATGACTCAACCAATATTGGTGGTGGAGTTGCTTCATTTTCTAGGACTAATTCAACCATCCAAGTTAATTTTAATTCAGCTCACAACATTACAACTAACACTGGGGTAAATATTAGTGGATTGACGTTTTCTGGTAGTGTTGATCCAAACGGTAATTTTATTGCTACAGTTGTAGATGCAGATACAATAACCTATACAGTAACTGATTTAGCCGAAACGCCAGGTGGAACTATGGTAGTTAAGGGAATGAGACTGCTAGATAGTGCTTCAAACTTTATAGAAGCATCTTGTGAATTTTCAGATCCTAATAACGATGCAACATCCTACATTGCTGTTGTCGGAACGAACAAGACAGTATTGGTAAAAACTTTAGATAGCGGGTCAACAACAGTTACTCTTACATATCCTTCTGGAGAAACGGTTCCAAGGGGAAGTAGTGTTATTCAGGCATTTAATAAGTTGTTTATATTCCGTAAGGGTCAGATAGCTTTACAGTGGGATGGAGACATTAGCACCACTACATTTTCTTTAGTTTCAAATGGAAACTTTAATCAACCTGTTCCACTTTCTATTACCGATCTTGATTTTTCTGGAGGAATTGGTACAGCTACAGTATCTAGCACTGCTTCGTTATTAGTTGGCGATCTTCTTAAAGTAACAACGGCTGGCACTTCTGGCTATAGTATTGGAGATACTTTTAGAGTTAGAGATATAACAAACTCGACAACTTTTACATTTAATTCAGGAGACAAAACTGGAACAAATAAAACAGCTAGTGTTATGAAGCCAGAGTCTGTTGGATTGGGATTTACTCATATGCCAGCTCCTGAATTTGGTGTTTATCATCAACGAAGATTAGTTGTTCCATATCAGTTTGACATTACTGGGTCTTCTGGATCTGCCACAATTACCGATAGAAATATTTTGGATGAGGCTTTGTTTTCAGATATACTAGATCAAAACACGTATGACAGAGTTTACGGTCAGTTTAGATTTAATGCAGGAGAAGCAGATTTTATTGTAGGTTTTCATTCTTTTTCTGATGATCAGCTAGTGGTTTTTAACCGCAATAGTATTCATACAGTAAAAAACAGCTTGGATCTTGAGAGCAGTGTATCACAAGTTATTACAAGCGACATAGGATGTTCGGCTAGAAATAGCATACAGCAGATAGGCAATAAACTTATGTTCCTATCTGACAACGGAGTGTATGCACTAGACTTTGTTGATTTGTATAATCTTAGAGGACAAGATGTTCCTTTATCTGCAACAATACAAGGAACTATTTCAAGAATAAACAAGGATCATGCAGATAAGGCTGTTTCTGCTTATTTTGATAACAGGTATTACATTGCCGTTCCTCTGGATGAATCCACCACAAACAACGCATTGTTAATTTACAATTTTGTTAATAAGCAATGGGAGTCTTTAGATTCAATAAATGACTCAGATTGGGAGTACACATATTTACTAGCAGGTGGATCTGGTTCTCAAAGAGGTGTTTATGCCATTAATCGAAATGGTGGAGTTCATAAGTACGAATCAAGAGCAGATGATATAGATCTGTACGTTGGAGCTATTGGGGCTTCATCAAGTAGTATTTTAGTATCCGCATCTGCGATTACCAGAATGTTTAATGTTAGATCTATAGATCGTAAAAAATGGAACAATTTTGAGCTTCATTTGCAATCTTCAGAAAATAATGTATCTGATGCAAATCTTGAAGCAATCACAGAAAATATTGATGGTATAATAGATCTCGGAAGTGTTTCTTCACTTAATGGCCAAGAACTTGCAATAGACGAGGATGTGTCACTAAGGGGTAGATTTGGCAACAAAAGAGCTTACGGATTACAATTTAAATTAACAACAACAAAGGGAAGACCTAGACTAAGGGCATTAAAGGTAGCAGGAGCTATTACATTTAGAAATTTACAGAAAGCAGAATAATGGCTATACTCAGTAAAGGGACTACATACTCAGACGGCGATCAAGTAACGTCTACTAATCTTAATGCACTTGTAGATAGTGCAACATTTGCATCTGATGCTGTTGATGATTCAACGACCCAGCTTTCTAGTGGTTCAATAATTGTAAAGGATCTTGGCATTAGTGCTGGCAAGCTTGCAACAAGTGCAGTGACCACTGCTAAAATTGCAGGTAGTAACGTAACTACAGCTAAGATTGCTGCCGCCAACATTACCACCTCTCTTATTGCAGACAGCAATGTCACAAAGGCCAAGATAGAAAACCTAGCAGATTACAAGGTTCTTGGTAATGTTTCTGGTGGGGCTGCCGCTCCTGCGGAAGTGGCAATATTGGATGAGGACAATATGTCGTCTAACTCTGCCACATCTCTTGCTACTCAGCAGAGCATCAAAGCTTATGTTGACACTCAACTAACTGCTGAAGACTTAGACTTTGCTGGAGATAGTGGAACTGGTTCTGTAGACCTAGATGGTCAAACATTTACCATTGCTGGATCTGCTGGATTAGATACCTCAGCAAGCAGCCAAACTCTTACAATAGCTTTAGATTTTAATGAAATTAGTAATGCTGCTATAGCTGATGGAGACTTTATTCCTTTTGTAGATGCTACGGATAGCACAACAAAAAAAGAAGCAATAGCAGACATCGCTACTCTTTTTGCTGGAACAGGATTATCAGCTTCTAGCAGTGTTCTCTCTGTAGATGCTTCCCAGACTCAGATTACTTCTGTTGGCACACTTGGAGCAGGAGCAATATCTTCTGGCTTTGGAGCCATTGATAATGGATCTTCTGCAATAACCACTACTGGAGTTGGTTCATTTGGTTCACTAGACATATCTGGAGATGTAGACATAGATGGAACTTTAGAGGCCGATGCAATAACGGTTAATGGTACGGCTTTGGCTACAGTTATTGCAGGAACAACAGTTACAAACGCAACAAACTCTGCTCATGTTTTAGTAACTGACAACGAAAGCACTAACGAAGAAAACCTAATTACTTTTGT